ATGTATTTTTAATTTAGTTGCCTTTTTCTTTAAATACGATAACGAAACATTCGGAAAATTAGGCCACATATCCTCTAGCCTCATATTCCCTTTGTCACACATAGATTTAAGTAATTGCGTATATTTTGGCAGCCACTTACCATTTTTTCTCTTTGTCATAAAAAGCCCTTCATAATTTTAGTTAATTATTTGTTTTTTCTTAGAGAGAGTCAATAAAAAAACCCAGCTTTTTAGGGCTGGGTTTTGTAAGTCATTATAAATCAATCACTTAATTAATCCCACTATCCCGCGATCGTCTACAATTGTACGGCCTTCTTTTAGCTCGCCCCAATAACCGAGCATATCATCCTTTATTTTGTATTCTTCGGGAGATAAGGTAATTGTACCACCAACGCCATTTTGCTCGGTTAAGCGAACAAGGGGGTTGGTCCCACCAAGATTAAGACCGACAAGGATTTCCTGAGACGCTTGAGTAAAACTAGAACCACCGTAAGAGGTTGAGCCAGCATACTTAGCGAACAGAATATTGTAGACACGATCAGAGCCAAGTTCCCACAGAGGAGTAAGCTGAACACCGAATAGAGAAGGAATGCCAGCAAAATTCCAGACGGCCTGACGAACGGAATCGGGCGCGGCAAGAACAGTAGATTCGGTAGTATCAGGTACCGCAATTACGTTTTGAGGGTTATAACTCATAGTACGAATACTTTCCATAGCTTCCACAGACAACAGAAGATTCGTTAAACCCTGTGTTCCGCCAACTGGGGTGCCGCCAAAGTTAGACGGCTTAGTGCGTGCGGCGAGAGTATAGAGACGGTTAAAGTCATCCATCTGAAGGCGACCGGCAGTAGTGGCGCGAATAACATTCTGGGTGTTACGAGTAACAGAACCAGCACCGGCATACTGAGCGGTAGCAACAGCACGAAGGAGAAGGTCGGCAGAGTTGTTATTCTGAATCCACAGAATTTCCTGAGCAAGACGAGTCATCGCTTTACCCACATGGTCAATACGGCCCTCGCGAGCGTATTTCTTCTGCATGCTCACGGCGGTGTTAATCTTGCGCGCATCAAGAATCATTTCGTCGCCGCCAACGATGGTGGAAGTAGCATTACCGGGGGTAAGACCACCAACCCAAGCTTTGATAAAGCCGTCCTGACGAACATCATAATAGTCATCGAGAGGATAAGAAGGCACAGTGCCCGCGTTGTACTTTTCGTCGGTGAAAAGATTGCTGATAACAGGAGCCTGCTCAACAACTTGCTGAATTACAGGCCCAATGAAAGCCGCAAAGGCTTCCTGAGCCGCTTCGGCCTCCGCTCGGTTCTTAGAGCCCATTTGAACAATGAGCTTAGAAGTTTCGGTGCCGGGTTTAAAAGAGATTTTTCCGTATGGATTCATATTATTTATTTTTTAAAAATTAAATTGTTATTTTTTGGCTTTAGATGAGCTTAATCTGAACATTGCCGCCAAAATTGAATCCAGAGGTGGAGAGAACCTTACATACATCGAAGCCAGAGCCGACATAGGGCTGGGCGTTGGCCGGGGAAACGAAGGTGATTTGGCCGTGAGAACCAGTTAGAACGCCGACATAACCGGGGAACGGGGTGCCAACATAAGCGCCTTTCTTGAGGGTATAGACGCCCTCGGTGGCGATACGAATCGGGACACCAGTAGGAACGATCTGTTTCTCAATCTGAATCTGGGGTTCAAAAAGAACCTTGCGGCCATTCTCGTCATATTCAACAGTGGCATCAAGAGCGAGACCAACAACCTGATGTTTAATATCGCCATAAGCGCCATAGCGGACTTTGCGGGGCTGCTCATAGATATAATTATAAGCGCCGTCCGGAACGAAGCCGGGGGAAGTGGAGGAATAAGCGCCAGCAGACTGGTCGGGGCTGTTATTGCCGGTAAGGAAGCTTACGAAGCGACCGCCGGAGCCATACCCATTGAATGAGTAAAAGCTGATAGTTTGATCATAATCAGGAATCCGGAACGGAAGCAGATCAGAGAAGGTGTTAGTTAATTGAGCCATATTAGTTTAGTTTGAGTTAATGCTTGAAATTTTATACACTAATTATTTACTTATTTTTCTTTTTTATGAAAATTGTTTAAAAATTATTCGGTTTTAATACCGGCGACAACGGTGCCCTCGCGAAGAACTTTAAGTTTGTCCGCAAGATTTTCCGTGATATGGGGAGTATTAGGAATTTTGGCTTCGGTGGGGTCGGCCTTAACGGAAGCAAAAATTTCCTTTACGTCCAAAGTCGCCTCGTCTAGGGTGAATTTAACGCCAGCCTCAGTGAGTTTTTTCGCCATACATTTCGATTTTTCAGCCTTGTAAGCCTTTGTCTTCTCCTTCATGAGCTTCTTCTTCTTATCCATCCACGGCATGAAAGCGGCCTCGGATTCAAGGGCCTTAACCTCGTCAACGAGAATGGCGCGATCTTCGTCATCTAAATCGAAAACTTCATCGAGCGCGGCCATACGAGAGTTGAAAGCGGCCTCATTAGCGGCGGCACTCTGCTTTGCGGTGATTTCATCAAGTTGTTTTTGTAAAGCTTCAACAGCTTTGCCTAAATTAGAAGCGCGCGCTTCTAAATCAGCTTTGGCTTTCGTTTCGCTGGCAAGAGCCTCGTCTTTAGCTTTCTGCTCGGCGGCATGTTTTTCGGAAAGCTCAAGAATTTTAGCCTCCATAATTTTCTGAATAGATGCGGTCGCCTCTTTGGCGGGCAGCTTAGTAAAGGCATCATATTGAGCCTCGATATCGTTAATAGATGAGATAACCATAATTGTATTAGTTAGAGATTTATTTTCGTTTACACTGTTTTCTGAAATACTTTTACATTTTTCTGCGATTTCTAGATTTTTTGAAAATCCCATGACCTCCATTATGTCCGACAAATCTCCATTATTTTCTTTGAAATAAATATTGGCAGAAATAAAATCGTGAATACTGCCATCCCTTTTCTTTATCTTGTAAAGATGCTCGGAATCCTGAATTGCGTCTTTTTCAAATCCTTTCATTAATAATTTAGAAATAGATTCAACTTCTTCCATGTCTTCCTTTTCCACTTCTGAATTTGGCCCCACAACTGCAATGCCCTTAATTCCCGAAGCCGGATTTCTTACAATGCCCGCGCCCACGGGGAGAATGCCGTCACGCAAAACGCGAAAAACTAACATGCCCCCATCTTTCCCATCGCCCCCATTCGCGCGAAGTTTCTTGTCATACTTGGCAAAATCCTCGTCTTCGGGCGCAATTAAACGCGCATTTGGATTTTTGGCATTTCGGTCGGGGCTTACGCAGACCCAATAATCATTGAATAAAAGCTCGAATGATTTAGAAATCTTTTGATAATTTGGACTGTTTTCATTTGACGCTTCCTCAATCAAATTGCATAACTCTGGGGCAACAACGCGCCATAAATAACCACCGACAACCAGTTGAACTGGATTTACTTCAGATGCTACTTGATCTTCGTCAATTAACTCATTAGATGGATATAATGCCCAGCCAACCTCATCAATAACACCTATACATGAAGCCCGGTCGTGCTCCGAGTCGTAGAATTTATATTCAAAGTTTTTAGCAATTTGTAGTAGCTGTTCCTTGAGTACGCAATCTCCGTTCAAGTTTGAGTGATCTGCCAATACCAAACAACTAGACACCGCCAAGAGATCGGGATTTTGCCGAATTCGCTCTAAAACTTCTTCATCAAAAATCCCCGTTAATGAGTTAAGTGAAGCAATTGCCAACTTAACTTTGTTTTTATCAATAGGCGGAATGGTCCGCGCGAACGATTCAAAGAAAGTTCTATATTTATAATTTTTTCCGCCGAATTGATACATAATAATCCTTGATACACTTAATTACACCACGCTCTTACTTACGATGATTGCATCAAATTCCGTCAGCTCATACTTCGCGGCAATCTCATCAATCGCGCGCGCAACCGCCTCATTCACCGGTTTTGGAGAACTCATATAGGATTGAATGTCAACGGAGCCCCATGAATCATACTCCTCATTAACCATGATTTGCTTCGTAAGTGTTTCCGCCACACTTAATTGCGCGTCATTTAATTTTTTGCCCTTGTTAAATTCCTTCTTAAATGCGGCGATGACTTTATCTTTAAGCTGACTGGCCATGATACTAAGAGAGGCAACTTTCGTGGCGCTAAACCGATCTTCACTGCCTTTTGTCCCGATTGGACTGATTTTATTGCTAGACTTCTTTGTCCCCGTTCCATTTGGCCGCCCATTTCCACCACTGGCATCCTCCTTTTGCGTGCCCCCTAATAACGGTAAATATAAACCATCATCGCGCTGTTTCTTATACAGCTCTTGGCGAATAAGATTTGATTCCGCGTCAGGTAGAATACCACTGTTAATCGCGGTGAATAATTCCTCTGGACTTAAAATACCAAGTTCTGCGAGCCGTAAATACGTGCGTGCGGCAACATTTGGATCGTCAAGGCGGATCTCCTCAAATTCAATGTCGGGCACATTCTTAAAGTTCATTGCCACGCAAATTTTTTGAACCTCTGGAATTAGGAATTCGTTAAGGAAGACTTTTTGCGCCTCTTTCATCCGCTCGATAAAAACTTTCGTTTTAATTTGCGCGTTGGCGAATTTTTCACCGTCACCCGTTAAGATTGATTGTAAGCCCTCCCGAATATCAGATTCAACCTGTTTATATTTTTCCGGCCCTAAAATTGATCCAATATCAGGAATTAGCCATTCGCCTTTAGTAGTATAATCTGCGACAAGAACGCGCCCCAGTGTTTGATTCTGGAACATTTGCTGAAGGTTGGCCAAATTCTGAGGATTGATTCCGCCGCCATACTGATCCTTCTTTTCGCCCGTAGTAATCATTAAGATTACCTGTTCAATGGTACGAGAAAGTGACATATCCATCTTTTTAAGTTCAAGTTTCCACTCAATGTCATTTAAAACGGGGAAAATCATTGGAACCGCCATCGGTTCGTAATCTTGCTTTTTATAAAAAACGAAATTCAGGTTTTTGGGATTTAATGGAATAAGAATCTCATTATAACCACCCGCCATGATTTGTTGTTTGGTTTCAACGGGCAAAGAATTAAATACTTGTTTATCCTCCGGGGTTAAACCCTTGCGTAAGCGATCAACCTCAAATTTTGAAAGAACCTTAACCCAATTTTGGTCATAGCCAATTCCGCCATTCAACCAGAGTTGGGCGGGGTTAAGAATGATGTATTTAATTGGAACAGAATTCTCCTTCGCGCCGAACACGGTTGTCATTTTCCCATACTGTTCAGTTGACATTTTGCCATTGAACTTGTAGATTGGGACGTTGCCAGAACGGTAGTATTCCCGCATGAATTGCTGCTCAAATGAATAAATATTAACTCGGTTAAACCATTCGGTAAAGAAATCTTTAACAGTTTTATTGGGGGTTTTGATATGAAGAGGCGAGCAACTGAACTCTACCGATGCTTCTGTTGCGTTACGTACCACTGAGACATTTGCGTAAGCCTTTTGACATGTAACGATCACCGACTGCATGCCAACCAATCCATTTCTATTTTCCCACGGTAAAATTCCAGCATTAATATTTTTATAACGATCTGACGGGGAGATTTGCGCGCTGAATGAGTTGCGCATTGAGGAGCCGTCGCCGCCACAGGAAGCTATAACTGAATAATGGGGCTGATCATCCCACGCGGCTAGAGCGGTTGGGAAACCAGCTACGGGTTGAGTGGTCGCTTGAGGTTGCGGAGCTATTCCATTTTTAGAAATATTGCTCCAATACTCGGACTTTTTGTTGTATTTGCGTTTCATTTAGTTAAAATTTTATTACTCTTCTGTAAATTGTCCTTTTGCCATAACGGCTGCAAATTTGTATAATGAAAGCATCTAAGTTGCTCATCCTCTTTAGTTAAATCATGAGCGGTTACAGGTACTACGTGATCAATGTGCCATTTATCATCTCCAAATCCATGATTCTCCCAGCTCATTCCCGGAAGCCAAAGAGATTCTATATATTTTCTTGCGTTTTCTACTGAAGTTCCAAGTAATTCAACAGAACTTCCTTTTTTGGTCCAATTTATAGCTTTAAAAGCGCCCCTAACTCTCGCCCGTAAAGTTAGAGCTAATTCAAAATTAGGATTTTTTTTAGTATATTCTCTACGCCAAGCATTTTCTTTATCTTTGTAGGCCCGACCATGACTTTTACGCCGATTTCTTTCATACTCTCGCGATGCATCTGTTGGGGCTAAGCTGCCATTTCTTTTGTTTTGTTCATATACGCATCTTGAACATTTTCTTTCTCGCCCATTTAAACAGTTTTCATTTTTGGGAAAATCTTCTATTTTTTTTGTCGTATTATATGCCTTGCATTTTCTACTCAAAACTCCATCAATTTCAAAATCAGGAACTCGAACTTTTGGATTGGATGGTTTTCGTGCGCAATCCTTGCATTTTGCAGATAATCCGTCTGACCTATTACTTTTTTTCCAAAAATCCGCTGATCTTTTGTCTTGCTGGCACTTTGTGCATTTTCGTAAATTTAAAACGCCTTCCGCCAAAAGTACAGATTCTAAGTTGTTAAATACTTGACACATGATAAAGTGACTTATATTACACGACAATAAGTCACTTTATCAAAGTTTCTTAACTTTTTAAACTATCTAGCAAAAAAGAAATTAAAAGTTGAAGGAACCTCCTCTTCGTTTACTTTCTGCGACTCCATATATATCTTAAAGGCGTAATTGCCGAGGAGTAGTGATGAATATGAATCCTTTCTCATACGTTCAGGGCTTTTGCTTCTTCTAAAGGCATCCGGCAAATCCCAAGACATACTTCCAAGACCAGAGGTTTTCAGTTCGATAAGGGCGCATTGTGTTTTAACCATATCCATCCATGCGTCTTGTTGTTCAATCATATCAAAAATAGACATGTCTTTGAAAAACGGGTGATTCTTTTCCAAAATAGAAACATCTAAATCCATATATTTATCGGCTTCTGCTGAATTTGCCGATAGTTTAGCAGCAAAATAAATATTTTTTCTGTCAAAACATCCCTGTAAATGCTCGTTTGCTTTTTCTTGAAACGCGGATGTAAATGGCTGTTTTTGAACAATTCTGCTTATTGTTTTATTATGGCTGCGTTTAATTTCTTTCGCCAAATCAACATTTAAATCTTTTTTAAAATCTGCCTCTATATCTAATAGAGTAATATTTGCATCCGAGAATAATTTTGAATTATTAGCAGAAGTTATAAATTCGTTGTCGCCACCGCTACTATCAATTGCTAACCATATAACATTGAAATTTTTCAAGATCCAGCATAAATAAAGATGATGATCTTTCATATTTCCACCCGCAACCATGTAATTATGAACAAGAAGAGGGAGTTTTTTTCCATCTTTTGTTACAATTTTCAATACCGAAATTGAAAAAAAGTCTGAATATTCAGCGCTAGAGAAAGAAGGGTCAATGGCTACGATATACTCAGCCCCCGCTTCACCAAACAACTCTATACATGGAGAAAGTCCATTCTCGATTGTGCATTCTTTCATCTTTTTCGCGCTAAAATAACCACCAGAATCAGGAGTGAAAATGGCTCTATATTCTCTATTGAACACCGATTCAGAAGCCTGCCCGTTTGCCGCATCTAAAATAATCTTCTTGTTTACGAACCCAGCAGGAGCCGCCTCGTAACTCATTCTCGTCACGAAATACTTAATGTGCGAATCATCTACATCATCTTCTTCGTCGGGTTTCTTCTCTCTTTCGATTCCCATTATTTTATTTACTCTATCTGTATACTCTTTATACATGTCCTCAAATTGAAACCCAGCCGAACTCAAAGAGATAACTTTTGTATTTTCCTCCAAGATTATTCGATCCGATTCTTTCCAATCGCCTCTCTCAATCAATTTATTTTGCTCCTCATCAATTCTTGCCTGCTCATTCATCCTATTACTGCTAACTAGGAACGGGCGAACAACTTCGGAAAGAACATCTGAATTAATGTAATTTCTCTCGTCAATGACAACAGTGTCTGCCCTCGTTCCGCGCGCGCGCGTACCATCTCCTAGAGGTAAGCACAAAATAGAAGATCCGTTTGGTAATACCCATTTCCATTCATCATTTTTCCTAGAGAGATCTTTATCAAAACAAGCCCTCAACATTATAGCGTCATCTTCATTAACGAATTTTTCGATTTGTTCTAAGATACGGCGAGAGGCGCGAAAGGCAAAACTGATAAGAACAATACGATTATTTGGGTTATACAGTGCCCATAATAAACAAAATACGGCGCACAACCAGCTTTTCCCCAGTCCACGTCCAGCTATAAACATTGAAAAATCGTTACGCATCCAACCTTTTAGGATTACCTCTTGGAATGGCTTCAATATAACTTTTCTCTTCGTAATCGTTTCTAAGAAAAAAGCGGGATTGTGATACATGAATTCGGCAAGCGTTAATTTCGCCTCCTCTTCCGTGAGTTCGCCTTTCAGCTTCAAACATTCAGTATTTACGTCTTTGACTTTTCTACCCTTAGATTTCCCCGCTTCCCACATGATTAAAGTCCCCCCATTTCATACTGAAATTCTAAATCAGTCGTTTTAATTTGACTCCCCAACTCAAAAAGTTTAACAAGAACTCGCGTGGCCTCTTTACGTCCGTCAACGAATAGGAATTGTAAATCTTCGAATTCATTTAATAAATCTCGCACGTTTTTGAATATATGATCTGGACTCACTTTCGCGTATCTAGTCTCAAATTGATGGTCAAACCCCAGTGAATCATTAATGTTTTTTTCAACCAAAACTACCATGTAAGCCCCCGCATCTCGCGCCCGACCCAGTTCGCGCCGAAATCTCTCTATGTCTTTACCCATTGTTCCCACAAAATCGTTAAGAGACTTCCTCTCCACGTATAAGTTAGCTGGATTTTGACTTGTGATGGTATAGTCACCAAAATTCAAGGTATCCACATACGAGTTCTTTACTTCAAGGGGGCATTGTTCGCGGGTATCTTTAATGATACTTACTTTTGATGCTAAAGCCGTAAATTTAAGCTTTTCTTTGTAATTAAACTTAACCTTTAATTTAAGCTCTTCACAGACTTTTGCGTAATCAGAAAATTCCTCAAAATATCTCACATTCGGGCAATGCAAACTCCTCAGTTCAACATGAGACGGAGCCCAAATTAGCTCTTTCTCTTCTTTTCTCCGCGCCAAATATTTCTTTCCCCATTCAACGCCCTTTTCGGGGAATTGATTGCAATATTTATTTAAATTAATTTTATTTTTAAAATCACT